CATACTCCATACCGAAAACGGCATTGAGGCCGGGGAGAAGCTCTTTCGCAATACTTGCTCTATTAATAGCCATGATTTAATCTCCCTTATTAACCTAGTAGGTAAGCTGTGATTGTTGCTGGTGCAGTAACAGCGGCAGTCAAGAAGTTGTCTGTGTGCTGAATGAGTTGTACATTCAACTTCAGATAAGCGTTCTCAGCAGCGTTAGCTACATCGTTACCTGGCTCATTTACTGAATCCAAAGGACGGCACATTGCGATACCAGTTGTGCGAGTAGCAGCAGCGATACCATGACCTGATTGTCCTGTGAAAGTAGAACCTGTTCCAAGTGTTACAGCAAAGTTTTGAGAACCGTGAAGATCACCAGCAGTTACGGATGCATCTGCTTGTACTTCAAACACGGCACGAGAATCGTCAGCGATCATAGCATAAGCGTCTGTAGCTGATGTGCCTGAAGGCCAGTACTTACTGAACTTCTGCTCACCATTAGCTACGTAGCGACAACCCATGAATACACCCTGAACGACTTCAGTTACAGTTGTAATGACTTCAACATTCCCTGCATTAATACGGACAAGATCGCCTGTAAAAATGTTAGCGGCGTAAGCAGAAGCGATTGGGTACTCATTTTGCCCATCGTTATTCATGTTACCGCCACGTTTGCGAGAAGGTCGGAAGCCTGACAATGCTAGTGTTGCAGTCATATTTTTTCTCCCATTAAATTAAATGACACTACTAGTTACCGACCCTGTTCAAGATTAGTCTTGAAACTTTGAAGGCCGACCTCTAGTAATTTGTGTTTTACTATTGTTACGAATTGGCATACGTGAATCGCTGGAATTCATTAGCTGTGCGTTAACTGCGTCAACCATTTCCTTACTTTGATTCTGGTAATATGCCTTACGGCTTTCGGCTTTACGCAAAGGCATCTTTGCCAGTGCTAGATCTCCACGACAGACCGTGCCTTGATACCGCCCTTCTTCTCTCACGAAAGAAGAATGAACCATCTCTGGAACCTCATCTACAGAAACAAATTCCCAACCGTCAGCCTGTCGTTTGCCTACGTTTCGATAATCATCCTGATTTTTTGTTAAGATACGAATCCACCGCAGCTTTAAGCCTTGGTCAAGAAAACGATACTCAACTGATTCAGGAATATCGAGAAGGTTAGGTTCCCTATATTCATAGTCTTGTTCTCTAGAATTGAGTTCACGAGACTCTTCACTACGTGATACTGTTGTTCGTGCCATGTTAATAACCTCCACGCTGATTGTTGATACTGGTGTATTCACCGTCTGCTTTTTCTACTTTAAGCTTTTCGGCGGCATACTGTTCAAGTGGTATCCCCCATTTCTCTGCAAGCCGTACATCTTCTTGAGATAACTTAACCTTGCGACCAGAGCTAGGATTGGGAGTGCGTGACGCTCCTGCTACAACTTGAGAAGCTTTGCTCGGTGCTTCATTCCGTGTTTCGACTTTCTCTGATGCTTCAAACCTAGAAGGAAAAGCACTTGAAAGTCTTTTGTCAATCTCTTCATAATACTCTTCGTCTGATGGGTCATACCCCTCATCCTTCATGCTGGCATCAATCTGAAGCGCAGCCTGAGTAAGAATATTGTCCTGTCCGAACCAAGGATTTTTAGCAGCCCATGCAATCGCTTTAGGATCATAATTTTCTGCTGCTACTGTTGCTGGCTGTGCAGGTGATGCTTCACGGCTGTTCGCAAGTTCCTCTTGGTACTTTTGATATGCGTGTTGACTTTGCCGAAGCTGCATAGCTTCTGTTTGAGCAATAGTCATAGCTTCCTGTGCAGCCAACATCCTGTCGGCATCTCCGCTTTCAACGGCTTGACGATAAGCATTCTTAGACATTTCTAACTTATCGGCAATTGAACGCTCATTATTATCAAGATTACTCTTAATGCTATTAGCGTATTCAGTTTCTCGTTCTTTTAGTTTAGCCTCAAGAGCTTCTTGACGAGACTGCAATTCAGCAATCTGTGCCTCACGCTCTTTACGCTGTCGAACAAGTTGGCGAATACGCTTCTGTGCGCCCGATTCTTTTTCTTCAGTTTCTTCTGCCACCCCTTGCTCTTGGGTTTTTTGCTGAACATCTTCGGCATCTCCAAGATCTAGCTGTGGTTGTTCTTCTTCTGAGGCGGTTTCGTTTTCAATTTCAAACTCTACCTTCTCTTCCTCTTTTTCGGCTTGAGGGCTTACCGTTGTCCAATCATCAGACATATAATTCTCCTTTTAACGTCAGATGCGATTACTGACGAATTACGCTTAATTGTTATAATACACTAACTAAGTAGGTTATACAATAGCTAGTGGGTTAATTTGATAGGTTAAAGGTTGGATCTAGTTCTTTTGGATCATTAATGACCATAGATATTTGATCATCAAACATCAAAAGCATTCTTACTCCCTTATAAAAAAACTTCTGTCCTGTATGTTTTCCATAACAGACATAATCTCCAACAGAACACCAAGGACCTTTTGGAAATTTCTTGTCATCTTCATAAGCTGTATCACCGATTGCTAGAACTTTGCCAACCGTTGTAAGGATGGAAATATCATTTACTGTAGAATCAGGTAGTAGAATACCACCTTTTGTTTGTTTCTTTACGGATACAGGTCTTACAAGAATATGATAACCTGGGATATGTGGAAGAACAGTTGGATCTGGTGCTTCATCTGCAGAGATCCACTGATCGTTCAACATTGCTTTTTCCATTGCTACTGCTTGCATTTTTACTCCTCGTCATCTTCGTATATCATTTTGTTGACTATACTTTTAATTTCCACTAAGGCATACTCAAGTCCTTGAATACGCCCAACTAGATTTGTATAGCTATGATAATCCGAAGCACCGCCAGATGCAAGCGTTATTTTCACTGATTCAATTTCTTTTGCCAGTGTTCTGTAAATTTCTTCATAAATCATTAAATTAGTTTCTGGTAATCTGAACCATAAGGGTTACGTTCTACACGACCTACGGAACCACCTTCAGCCCGCATGACAACATACTCATATACAGGATGTTCTTTTTTTGCAGTTTTAATTGTACCTACAACTGGACCAAACTCTGGAATACCAGTTGTTGTAGGCTTACCACGAGGATTATCACCTCTTAAATCTCTTCGTGCTTTTGATCTTAACTTTGAATTATCTAAACGAGAAAGAGCTTCTTCTAACATAGCTTCACTTTCCTGAATAGACTTATCTCTAAAAGCTTTAGCACGAGTATCATAGGTAGCCATCTTGCCACCTTTTTCATAAATTGTTTTTAAAGTGTAGGCATGGTCTGCCCCTGTAGGAGTAAAGTCTTTATTACTACTTTTCATTGCTACAAGAAATGTATTATCTTCATAACCTTCTGGTGCTTGTATCCATTTCCATTGACCTTTACTATCAATGAGATTTGTCATTACAGTTTTAGCACCCTTGACAGGATTACCTACAGGAATATCAGGTGCTAAGTTAGGATCTACCATCATCTTAGCTTCCCTGCGAAGTAAAGCACCCGCAGGTGCTTCTACTTCAATATAAGGACTATTCAGGTTTGATATGTCATCCCCAATAATAGGACGTTTAAGTTCAGGATCAAAACCTTCAATAGGTCTAAACTCTCCACCAATAGTTCCTGTACGTTCTTGGTTGGTGTACATAATACGCTTGAGTTCTTGTTGAGCAGCTTCAGGTGACTTAGCCATAGATTCAAATAAGTCACCTTGTGCAACTTTGGGTGCAGCTTTTTTAGGGGCTTGTTTAGCAGAACCCTTAATTACTTCTTTAAGTATTTTACTGAGAGCCACTTTGCTTTGCTCCTTCTAATAGAACCTTAGTAAGAACGTCAACCCCTTTCATAGCTTCTGTTTGATCAAGCTGCTCTTGCGTCTTAATCAAATCAGCAATAAGCTTTAGGGCTTCGATTGCACGTTTGTTATTACGATCAGCTTCTTTTTCGTCAGCTTTCAAGGTATTTTCTGCACCAATCTTATAGGCATCAAGAGAAAGCTTCTGTTCTTTAAGGTCAAGGTCACGTTGCTTGAGTGCGCCTTCGACAGCTTCTTTGGCAAGTTGTGCCTGTACTTTTTGCTGTTCAATGTCAAGACGTTGTGCTTCCATTTGAACCATTGCTTGCTCTGGTGTAGGACCAGCTTGAGAAGCGGCTTGGTTTGCTTGCATAACTTGCTGTGCAGCTTGAGCCATAACCATTTCAATAATCTGTGGGTTCTGAGCATTTGGATCACCCGCAGGTGCCTCTGCCATCATACCACGTGTTACACCTTGTATTTGTTCCTGATACTTCATAATCATATGCTCTTGAATGTTTGCCTGAAGGACAGGAGCAATACGTTGCATCATTGGGTTTCCACCATTCATAGGATCTTGCATGTACATAGTCTTGATTTGAATATGTGCATCATGATTTTGTCCAGCAAATGCTTTGATAGGCAATCCTTTAACTGCTGCTTCAATATCTGACACAGGGTCAAGAGGTTGTGCTGCCAGTTTACTTGGAAGGATCTTATCAATGTTAGGGATATTAGCCGCATGTAATAATGTACGGTTTAGTTCTTCCATGTTGTACATGCCCGGAGGAGCCGTTTGAGCCAACTGCATAGCCATCTGTGTCATCATAAGACGATGTGCGGATGACGGAATGTTTGGATCACTGACAGGAACAACGTCTACCCGCCCATCGAAGTCACGCCTAAAGACATTTTCTGTAATACCTGGTACATCATATGGATACTTATTAGGCAAGAACTCATAGTTCAAACGAGCAAGAATTTTAAACTCGTCTTTTTGTGACTTATGTAGACGCTTATGAATAGCTGAGAAGAACTTGCTAGATGCTTCAAGCAATGCCATAGTCGTACCGACAGGACCATAGTTAGCCCCATCTGTAATGACTTGCTCAGTCGTATCTGCAAACTTCTGACCTGCCGCTGCAATAAACTGTAGCAACGTAAACAATGTACTTGAAGGTTCTTTATAAGGTAAAGGCACAATAGACTTGGTAAGATCCATGCCTGTTGCTTCTACTTCCTTAAATTCACCCGGAGCCACTGGATCGTTGTCACCTACAATACGTACACCCTTGGCTTTAAATCCACCAGGCAAGTTAGCAAACTGTCCTGCGTCAATAAGGTTACGCAGTGCTGCAGTTGCAGACATGGTAAGGTTGCCAAGGAAATGGATAAGACCTAGACCATAAAAACCAAAGCCCGGAACAAACCGATAATGTGTAAAGAACATTTTCTTTTTCTTTGTTTTGTCATCTTCATTCCAGTTACGGCGAATAGACAAAACCATACGTGACTGTTCTTCTACAGTTACAATGTAGGGACAGGCATACCCATGATCTTCAATGTCCAGATAACAGTGCTGTTCAAGCAACACATACTGAGGATCGTCATCGCCTGAAGGTGACAAGCCTAGAACTGTGTCCATCTTTTCAGTAAGAGCAGACTGTTCTGGTTGTTTAGCTTCTGGCAGATCTATTTCGGCGTACATGCCTGCTTCAATCTGACGATACAGTTCGTGTGGACTGCGATAGATTACATGGGTATACCTGTCAGCCCTGCGTAAGTCTGTGGCATAGTAGGACACGTAGAATTGATCTATGGGAACAAACTCACTAACAGGGCGTTCTTCTGCTGCGTCATAGTAAATTTTCTTAAACGCAGAACCTATGAGTGGAAGATGGAACAGCATCCTCTCAAATTCATCAAAGTATTCGGGCATTTGTTCAGTCAACTGATAGTTCATAAAGTTCTGAACACGTGATGCCTGACGTTGTTTTTCTTCTGTAGCATCGCCTAATACCTGTGTCTTTACAGGTCCAGCGGCTGGGAATAATTCTTGGGAAGCTCTTGACTGAAACTTTACTGCGGATTCAATAAGCAATGGATGCACTGCAGTTGCTGCACCTTCAAATGGTTCTGTAGTTTCGTCAAGCTTAAGACCAAGCAGATCAAAGCCACGTTCAAACATAGATTCCCATTCAGATCTGGAATCTCTGTCTGCTTCAAACTTTTCACATACCTGATTACCAATGTCTAGTAGTTCATCTTCGTCCAGAGTTTCAACTAGGTTTTCATAGAAGCCGCCTTTTTCCATTACGGCAATACCGTCTTCGTCAATCTCAACTTCTACAGAGCCGAAGTCTACTTCGACTTCGCCTGTTTCTGGATCTATTTCAATACTTACATTGTCTGTGGGATCTCGTTCAACATCCAGTGCAATGACATTGCTTACTGGTGCGTCAACCTCATAAGGGTTCTTCTCTGTTGCCATTATTTACGTGTCCTTGTAAATTAGTATTAATCAATTTTTATATTATACTCTTAAGCTCTCCAATATGCAACCCTCTTTTTTGTTCTTGGCTCGTCTTCCCAATTAGGATCTTCAGGGTGGATAAGGTTCCAACTGTCCTTCATGTAATGAATAGCCATAGTCATACAGTCAACTTGGTCATCGTGTGCGCCGTTAGGGAATGACATACACTCTTCAAACAAATCGTCTGCAAATTGTCTGTCTTTTGGTAGCCACACACGCCCTGATTCCATCATAGGCGTTGAAGCGTATACCCTTGCAACCTTGTCACGGTCAGGTAGATAATCCAGTACAGGTAGACCTGCCCTTCTCATATCCTGTATAAGGGATTGTCCTGAAGCTTTCTTTTCAATAATACAAACATCGGGTCTATACTCCTGATATAATTCTTGGGCAATCCTACGCAGTTCAGGATATTCAAACCTCCCCCGGATGTTACCTAGGAGAATTAGATTGGATGTAATATGCTCACCACCGTACTCGTCTTTTTCAAACTGACTAAAGATACCCCACGTCTGGATAACGCTGTAGTCGGCAGTCCTGCGGGTACTAAAGGCCGTGTCATAGGTCTGGATAATAAAGTCACAGTTAGGTGGCTCGTCATCTTCCCACCAGCTAACCCAACGCTTCTTAATAATACCACCGTCATCTGGACTAGGATCTTGCATATACAAAGAGTTCCAGTACCTTGCACCGTTGGTTGCTCGTATTTCCTGTTCGTCAACCCTAAGAACTTCGTCAGGTTTCCACTCAGGGAAGTACGAAGTACCTTCTGGTAGTCCTAATAAGTCTGCAGCTTCCTCGTCAAGCCATGCAGGTATACTAATAACTTCCCATTTGTTTGTTGTTTCTTCTACCTTACTCTCTTGTTTCAATAGCCAACCACAAAGATCGTCATAGTGATACCTAGTATTGACAATAATAATAGAACCGTTAGGCATGATACGTGTACGTAAGCCTGCAGGATACCATTCCTTGATATACCTACGTCCTGCCTCGCTAAATGAATCCTCTTCAGACATTACGTCATCCAATAGGGCTACGTGTGCGCCACGACCAGCTACCTGGCTTCGTACACCTGCTGCATAATAGGAACCATTCTGGTTTGTTTTCCATTTACCTGCTGCTTTAACGTCACTACGTAGTGCTACACCTCTAAAAATCTTTTGAAACTTCTCAGTATTGACAATATCCCTGACAGTTCTACCAAAATCACTGGCAAGCTGGTCAGAGTGAGACACTGACATAATTTCATGGTGTGCAAAGTTACCAATGTACCATGCAGGAAACAATTTACTACAGATTACCGACTTAGATGAGCGAGGTGGTAGGAATACCATCAGTCGTTTGGTAGATCCGTCCACAACTCCCTGTAGCTTTTCACATAATAACTCAATATGCCTACCCATTTGGAAGTCTGAAACAATTGTGGGTGCGAATATTTTGACAAAGGTTAGGAAATCATCCTTGGCTTTGTAGTTATTATAGTTATTAATCTTCTCTCGCAGGGTTAAGTAGGCTGACACACCCTGAATATCAGGGAGTTCTTCATTGGTATGACTATCTAACATTAAGTAGGTGTACCTTTTTTAATTTGACATTTATATTTTATTCCTATAACCGGAGGTGTTCTTTCATCAGAAACAAAATCACTAACCATCTCGGTTATTCTAGCTTTACAAGACATTTCTGTTCTGTGCAAACCTCTAGTGTCTGTCAATTCTATACATTCTGTAGAGATTAGACAAACTAAAACTAACGCTTCAAACATAATTAATCCTTATGTGTTGTATTTTTATCACACTCTTTAAAAAATGTACTGGTTGACAAACAAAAGTATACCATAGCTATTGACAATCATACAAGTGAATGTTATAATACCTATATAGTTATTAAGAGGTTTGTAAAAGATAGTAATAATAATAAATAATGATAACAAACTCTAAAGAGTTCTAAAGAACTATATAGACTATTAAGCCCCGGCTGTCCCCCATGTCTATTAGGAACGCTAATATACCTCATAGGTATCCGTGTTTTTTTATTTCATCTATTTTTCCCTACATCATCCGTCAAAAAATTGACAGTATCTATAGAGATTTCTGTAGGTACCCTTTTTGTGTTGCTAAAATGTCACAGTCAATGATTAAAGACCCTTGTTTTTTTGAAAATATGTTTGGGGGTGTCTTTATATATTCTGTAGTCTGCGGATTTTTTTGGTGGGGGTGTCAAAACTTTGACGCTTCTATTGAGAACAAATCGTGAACAAAAAAAAGTCAAGCAAAATCTTGTCAATAATTTGACGTGTCAAAACTTTGACGCCTGGAAAAGAACAAAACGAGAACATCAGGTTTGTCAAGTCAATAATTTGACACTTAGGCTACCCTATATAATAAAGCAAAGACTAACTAGCTACCCCATGCCTAACAAGTTTAGCCATGTCTAACATTTGCAGCCAAGCCTAACAAGGTTTGATTAGTCTAATAAGGTTTGATCATACGAAAGATCTGTATAATGTGTCTTTGCAGCAACAGTGTTGCATAAATGTCACAGTCTATCTATTTGTTTTAGCGTGTTACTACACTGAAACAACCTGTGTTAGCGTGTTAGCACATTAAAACGCTTTTATATATATTATAAAGTCAAAACCAGTATTCCCATGATTAACCAGAACGAAACAGGAACGAACTAGGAACGAAACAGGAACATTCCAGTTTTTCAAAAATCACCCAAAATAAAATCCAATAAAATCAATGACATACAAAAAGGGCTTTACGCTGCTTTTTTTTTCGTTCATAACATAACCACAACAACGAAACAGAAAGCGATTAAGACAATGGCAAGGCAACGATTAAACCCACAAAGGCGCAAGGCGTTAAGAGTTAGGCAAAGCCTATCGCATAACATACCTAGCCCCATGGGGCAATTTGAAAGCCTATCACATAGGGGCTATGTATGCCAAAATTTGGCAAAGCCTATTGAGCCGTTAACGACAATTGCGGAAAGGTTAAGAGTTAAACAAGCGCACGCTAGGTAGTACCTAGTCCATATATAGGGCTTGAGTGTCTGCAAAAGACCCGCCCGCATGTTGAGAGTTAATATAGGCTTGCAATGTCTGCAAGGCACTAGGCGACTAGTGTATCCTTTCATCTACATGAGGTCTATTATGCTTAATTTTCTGACAGATACACGCAATAACCATTACCCAATTGGTGATGGCCGTTTGGCATTTTTTACAAAAGGCGGGTATGTTTCGACTAATCGTGCATATTTCCACGTTGGACGTAATAAAAAATCCGGTCAATTCGTCAAACGCCATTGGCTTTTGAAAGTTACTCGCAAGGTGGTTAGAGGTTACTAATCGGACTGCAATGGGTTTTCGATAATCCATTGCAAGCCTATATTAACTTGAAACAAAAGGATTTGAAATGTTCAAAAATCATCAAACAAAAATAGGCCAGGCCTGCGCTTCAAGCCCTGAAGCCATTGCTGACACTATGATTTGCGTCATTAATTCTATTCGCACCCATTGGTATTTGGTTGGTAATATGAATATTGACGTGAAACAAAATGGTTTGGATAGCAGATATCTAAACAACGCAGTAAAGGCAAAAGCCTATAAATATATCCAGCGGAATAAAAAAGATATCCATGCAAGATTTGCTGATTATCAGGCTGGTAAAATTGATCTTCCCGATCTGCTTTTATATGTGGCATCGTGTCCTAATCTTGGACTAGCAAAAGCAGGTTTCGTAATCCAATTGGCTCTTGGCGAAATAGGCTGTTTAGATAGTCATAACCTACAGCGGTTCGGATTATCTGCCAGCACGTTCAAGTATGGTGCGAATGCTTCATATGCTTTGATGCGTAAAAAGGCAGAATTATATATAGACACCTGCGAAAAGCTAGGCGGGTGCGAACACCTATGGGATAGCTGGTGCGACTATCTGGCAACGGTACACCCGACAAAATATCGTGATGGCGAACACGTCTCGCAAATGCATGTTGATTTCATACTAGGTAAATGAAAGGTGATATAATGTCTGCAATAAATTATAATGATGGTTATGATACCTTCAGGGTTGAATTGAAAATGAAATCTGGGTGGGTGGAT